TGGCGCCTAGACTGCCCGCCCATGTGCCAATCCCTGTTTGTGTAGCCCCGACCTGGATACCTTGGAGAAAAGCCTTTACCTGATCGTTCGCTTTGTCCCAGGTGATACCAACAAGGAACCAATCCGTGCTTGCTGCCAGAGAGGTATCAACAACCTGCTCAAACGTCCCCCCGGCGTTGTACCAGAAGCCGAGCTGATTGTTGGTGGAGGTCTTCTGAATCGTCACGTAGTTATTTGCGTCCACCTGGAACATGCAGAAGCGGTGATAGAGTCCATCCGCCCACACCGCCGCGTCCGTGATGCGCACCGCAATGACCAGCCAGCCAATGGCCCCATTGTGCGCCGCCGCTAGCGCCGGCGAGTAGATATTGACGTACTGCGCGCCAGCGAAGGAGAACGCGCTGCGCCCATCCCCGATGCCCGTCTGCCCCATCAAGGGCGCCGCCGCGCCCACCCCCAGGACGCCGTCGAACAGATTGAGACTGTCGGCGGCCACGGACAACCCCGGCATCACGCCGGCAGCCTTGCGCCCATTGCCCAGCGTGGCCAGGGAGCCAAGGTTCTCCTTGACGAAGGACTTGATGACGCTCTCGCCGACGCCCATCTTGTTGGCGCCGGCCGAACCCTTGGGGTAGGCGATCGACCGCCGGCGCAGAAAGTCGGTGAAGCTCAAGCCGTGGGCCGTGAAGACCTTCCTGCCGTCGCTCGGATAGGCCGCCACAGGGTCGCGGTAGACCCCCTCGAACTCCTTGTACCAATCCAGCCCCAGCTGCTTGTTGGATCTCCAGATCTCCACGTGGGCATCGGGCACGAAGAGCGGGATCCGGCTGTCGTCGCCCTTCAGGACCAGCTGGAACTCCGAGACACCATTGACCTTGTGGCTGTACTGGAGCGACAGGAATCCGCCCGTGTCGTCGAAGACGGCGACGGGCGTGCCTGCGGTGTCCTTGAGCCGGACCTGGTAGTGAACGGACACTCGTCAGGCTCCTGTCAGCCCAGTGAAAGGTCCCGGAAAGGTGGAAAGCCGTATACTGGAAGCATGAAGCGCCTGCTCCTGCTCGCCGCCGTGTTCTCCATCTCCCGGACCCCGGAGAGCCTGCGTGACCTTTCCGACGTGACCGACTTCATGTCGCCGGCGCTCGTCGAGCTGCTCTCGCCAGAAGCCCTGGCAATCCTGCAAGATACGCCCCTCGTCCTGGGCGGCCCCGAGAGGGGACTGGCCGAGAAAGCTCCCGACCTGATCCGGCTGCATGGTGAAGATCCCATCGTGGCCAACCACGAGGCTTTCCACATCCTGAGCTACCACACGCCCGGCATGGTCAACGGGGCCTTCCCCGGCGATGGCTCTGGCGGAGCCTCCATCGACTTCCTCGTGCGCTTGGCAGCGAACTACGGCGATGCCCGTCCCGAAGCGATGGCGCAGTTCTCGACGGGCATGGAGACCTACCCGATGGCGTTGCAGGTCGTCGGATGGGTTCCGTCGCGGCTCCCCGCCGCCATGCAGGCTTGGTTCGCCCCCTGGTTCGTAGCCGACGCGCTCCACTAGGCCATCTCGTAGCTGATCTCGAAGCCCTTGGCTGCGAAGGCCTTGCCCCCGCTTCCGGTCCACGCACCACCCACTTCCGTCTTGTAGCAACTAAGCAGCGTCGGGGTGGCGGCGAGAATGGTCCCCATCGAAGTCGTCACGCCAGCCCCATTGTCTGTGGCATAGGTATTCTTGACGGTGGGATTCACGTTCGCTGTGCCGATCGCTGACACGGGCAGGGAGTAGGTTGTGTTGACGGAATTGCTCGTCCCTGGCGTCACTTCTGTCAGAAGGATGGTTACCGTTCGACCCTTGATGCAGAACCGGTAGATGGAGTTCGTCGGGTTCGCCGAGTAGCCCGTGATCGATGGGGCGTAGTTGAACCAATCCGGGAAGCCCTCGGGGTTCTCGACGTAGCTGATGTAGTTATCGGTGATCGCTGCATTGGCCACCGTGTAGTCGCTGCCACCGGTCACCGTGACGGTGGTGTTGCCCCCGCCGAAGGACGAGCTGACGACGTAGGCGTACTTGTAGCCCGCACCCTGCTTCCAACGGAGCTTGGCGCCCTTGCGGAACTTGGCGGTTGCATCGACGCCGGCGATTGTGAAGGTGATGGCGCTGGCATAGACCCAGGTCTCCTTGTCTCGCCGGTCGACCCAGCCGTCCTCCGGAGTGAGCTGCTCATGGGCGACGCCGAGAAGTTGAAAGCGGCGCTCGTCGGTCAGCGTGATGATCCCGCCGGTCGTGATGGAGACCTGGCACAGAGGCAGATCCCAGGTCGTGCCATCCGTCTGGGTGATAGCTGGCGGGACGCCCGTGCCCTCGGCGCCGGCAATCTTGAAGATCCGCACCGTCTGGCCGGCGAAGTCCTTCCGCAAGACGATCCGGTCGATCCGGGTCGAGCCGGCCGGGGTGGGGATGACGACGTTGACAGAGACCGTGTTCTCGTAGAGCTTGCCGTCGACCATCGCCGCCCCGGTGTTGATGGCCACCGGCGAAGTCCCGCCCGTGGCGGCCAGCTCGTTGGCATAGTCCTTGAGGACGCCCCGGCTGGCGCGGTAATGCAAGAGCAGTTTGCGCCAGCTGTCGGACCACTGATCGTCGGAGTAGCCAGCGCCAGCGGTACCGTCTCCGGTCGCGGTGTCTGGCCAGGGAAGCGATGTCTCAGCCATGTGTCACCTCAATCAGTATCCAACGTAGCGATTGAACCAGTGGAACTCGATCGACGTCGTCCCCGCAAGGGCACCGCCCAGGGTGGCCTTGATGGTGTTGTCTCCATCCGCCACCTCCGGATCCGCTGCGACGTGGAACGTGGCCAGGTCCGAATCTGCAGTCAGAGCCCCGATCAAATTTGCGCCAAGGGCGTCGGTGATGGACTTCTGGCCAGCCGCGAGGGAGATTGTCACGACCTGGCCAGCGGCGACGTTGTAGAGCAATTCGATCTTTTCGGCCGTCGTCAGATTCTCGATCTTTGGGTTCTCGGCCGGGCCGGTGATGACGATCGTTGGATAGCTGAGCCAGGAGCCGGGATAGGCAAGAAGCTGCCCGCTTGAAATGACCGAGGAGCCGAATCCCTCTGGGAAGTGAATGGGGAAACCCCAGCCTGCATCTGAGATCACCCAGATGAGCGTCTGCTCGGTCGGGTCGTACCAGACGGGGTCCGGCGCGACGAGGGAGATCACCGCTCGGTGCGCAAGTCCCTGGCGTTCCGACGTGCCGAACATCATCCCGCCATCGAAGTGGGTATCGATCTGTCGGACACGGCCGGTCGGGAAGCTGTATCTCAGCAGGATCGGATCGTCGCCCGGCTTGAAGATCTTGAGCAACTGCTCCCTGGCATCGTAGTAGGTCGCTTCGGTCGTCGCCCAGGGAAGGATGACCAGGTTCACTCTCCGCTCTTCCAGGTGAAAGCCCACGTCGCTGGAGCCGTGCTGCATGGGCGAGCGCTGCTTGAGCCGGGATACGGGGGCCATACCGATCCCATCCTGCTCGAGCCGCAGGATGCTCTGCCCAATGTCGTTCAGCGGATAGGTCACGCCCGCCCGGATCGCCTCCAACAGCGTCGTCATGGCCTACCCGTGGAGGAGCTCCAGGACCCGGACGTCGTCCCGCAGGCTGCGCTCGGACTGGTGCTTGTACTGCGCCGTCAGGTTGAAGTTGTAGTGGGTCACCTGGCTCTTGGGTGTCACCGTCACCAGCTCGCCGGGCTCAAGGTTCACCGACACGGGCCGGTCGCCCGTACCCGAGCCGGGCACGATGAACTGGCCGCCATGCTGATAATTCTCACCGGAGCCTCTGTCATAGTTGGTCGTGATCCTGTCGATGTAGACCTTGATATGCTTGCCGTCGAGGTCCGTCAGGTCCCTGGCGTAAGCCTCGATATTCGCCCTGGCCTTGGCCGTTGGCTGCCCAATAGCCTCGGCCAGCGCACGCGCCACCACATTCATCGGCTCGCCAGCCAGCACCAGCAGCGCGGCCTTCGTCGTCTCAAGTTGCGCAATGGACGCCGAAGCCGATTCCGGCGTGATGAGGCCTGCAGAGGCCTGGTCCTTCACCAACTGGATCTTGGCCTCGACCTCCGGGAGTCCGTTCTGCGCCAGCCACGCGGCGCGCTCGGTGTCCTCGGGCTTCGTGAAGTTGTAGTCGTCGCCCGACACGATGCCGATGATGCCGTCCAGCGTGCCCTTCGTGTCCAGCAGGTGCTTCGCCATATCCCGCCCGGCCTGCACTGCGCCGGCGGAGATGGGCTGGAAATTGGAGGCCGTCACAGCTACCGCGACGTCATTCCATTCCTTGAGGGTCCGAGTGCTCTCAGCGTTGGCAGCCGCCAGGGCCTGGAGCTCCGCAACACTTCGGCCCCTGACTTCGATACCGCGCTCCTCCAGGGCGAGGGCATCGCCGGCGAGAGTAATCATCTCCTCGGTAGAGAGATTGAGCCCGCGCGTTTCGATGCCTTGCGTCCTAAGAGCACCTACGACCGCACCTCTCGCCTTTGCTTCCTCCCACGCCAACAGAAGGGTGTTCCTCGTGATGAGACCGCCTTGTGTCGCAATGATGTTCGCGGCGGCGCCGATGTTCTTCATCTCGGCCAGCGAGCGGTTGAAGTCGTCCTGAGCATCCGTCATCTTGCCCGTGACGACAGACGAGCTTCTTGCATGCTGGATGTACCCAGCCAGCTGTGCGTTATCCAGCCGCAGGGTCTCCGCTAGTTCCAGCCCACTGCGCCCGAGGAGCTTGATTGTGAGGGCAGTGCGCTCCGACTCGGTCTTGGTCGCGTCCAACCTGACCTTGGCCTGCATCAGACCTTCAAGGGTCGGGGGAATGCCATTCGTGGCGAGCGTCTTGAAAGCCATATTGAGGGTCCCGGACGCGATGTTCATCGTGTGCATGAAATTCGTCAGCGTGCCGGCTTCTTTGGTGGTCGTTCCAAAACGGTCGGAGAGGTCGTCCACGCTGGCGATGAGGGCCGCCCCCTCATCGATGTTCTTCAGGTACTGCCGGCCCAGCATCACCACGGCGGAGCCGACCAGCCCGAGAGCGGCGGTGGTGCTGAGAGAAAACTTGGAGGCCATGCGTTCGACGGAGCTCTTGGTCTTGGTTTCAACGCCCGTCAGGGTCTTATCCAGACCCGCGTCCTTGGCCTTCAGATAGAGAATCGCGTCCCCAATGGTGATACTCACGCGATCTTCACTCCCATTTCGCCCAAGAGCGCTGCCCCGCTAACCCAGCGATGGCCATGTACCCGCGTCTGACGCACGGGTACTGGCGCGCGCGTGGGGCCCGCATTGGCTATCCCCAGGCCTCGCACGATCGCCAGGGACAGCCTCTTCTCCTCCCACCCCTTGCGGCGGACGTAGGCCATCAGGAGCGCCGCCTTTTCGATCTCGTCGAGCTCGTCTTCCCAGACGCCCCACTGGGAACGGGCGAGCTCGGCGAAGTCATAGCCCCCACTTGGCCAAGGCTCGTCGCCAGTCCCAGCAGTTGGCCAAAAGGGTAGGCGAGCGCCACCACCTTCAGGAAGGCGGCGATCAACTCGTCGTCGAAGGATTCGGTCTCGATGCGTTCCTTGTCGGCAGCGATCTCGGGCGCGTACTCGAAGACAGCCTCTTCCACCAGGTCGATGGATCCAACCAGGATCTGGGTGACGTCCTCGAGGTGCGCCGTCAGAAAGCCGCCCGCGGCGAGCAGCAGCCCCTTCCCATCGGGGAACTCCTGGGAACTCAAAGATAGGGCATCCCGGAAGCTACCGACGAGCTTCTCGATGGGAGCTTCAAATCTTTCCCGCCAAGCGCGGTTGGCCTTGATCGGGAGCTGCTGGATCGAGTACTCACGGCCAGCGAGGCTGACAGTGACCGTCCGCATAGAGACCTCCCTGCAAGAAAGGTAAGGTGGCCGCTCCTAGGAGCGGCCACCAGGCTAGGGCAGCTCTGGGGCGGTCACTCGTTGAAAGGCAAACAGCCGGCCGGCGTTGTCCGCATCCGCCAGGGCCAGGATCTGGATCGGGATCCCGGTGTACTGATCCTCGTGCTTGGAGAATTGCAGCTCGGCGTTGACATGACACGTCGCCCGATAGATGAAAAGGCGAAGTGGCAGCACGTTCCCCGAGCCGTCGACGTACTGCCCCTCGATCCCGAAGCTCCTCACCGTCCGGCGAGCCGCATTACCCACGACCAGGTCCTCGACTCCGGCGACACCGGAAGCGGCCGCCGTGGTCACGACAGTGCCCTCCAGCCCCAGCTGGAGATAGGTCGCCGTGAGCTCGGCCAGCATCGTCTCGAGTGTCAGACCCTCGCGGGTCGTCATCCTGGCTACGGGCGCCAGGAATTCCTCAACAGGGAAGGAGGCCTCATCGTGATCGTAGGCCACCGTCACGGGCGCAGCGGTGAAGCCGACCCGATCCCAGGCCGCGCCCCAATCGGCGCCCGCCGCGATGTCATCCGGATCCGGGAGTGCCGTGCCAGCCGGCGCCACCCAGAGAACCGCGTTCGACTTGAAGATATTGCCTGCCACAGGATCGCCCATGAGAACCTCCTAGTTTTGGATCATGACCTTATAGGCGGTGAGCACGTACAGCCAGCCGGTCTCGGGCTCGGCAAGGAGCTGCCCGATCATCTCCCGGCGGGCCCACTTGATCAGACTCGCCTGCAAGTTCTGGAGCGCCGCATGCAGGGCCCGGTAGCATCCCTTCGCCAAAAGCGGCGTCGCCCCATAGCACTTGAAGTAGAACGATGTGTGCTGCAACGCGTCGGTGTAATCGTCCGAACCCCCCCGCAGCTTGAAACAGATCGCCGCACCGTCGGCCGGCTTGTAGCCGGAGGCGGGCACATCCGTCTCCGCCCACAGACGCGTGCCGATCAGATCGGACAGGACCTCGTCCGCCTCGAGCTGCGATCGCAAGACGGCCGCCTCGTCAGTCATGGACCTCTCGCGTGAAAACTTTCTCGCAGGTCCCGCCCGCTTCCCGGGCAGCCTGCTCAGCGCCTGCGTAGAGGAACGACTTCTTCACCTCTTGGTAGATCGCGTAGTTGGCACCTACCGCGACGGCCGCGGCCACGCCCTCTGGCAAGCGTTGTTCCGGCGCCATGTCGCCGGCATGGCTGACTTTCTGCCCCGTCCGCCCGCTCTTCGTCCTTACCTCCGCTGCGCTCTTGGCCGCCAGGAAACCGCTGGAGCTGGGCGTCACGGTGTAGATCGAATTCAGCATGAAGCCGGTATCGATCTGATCGTTGTCCCGCACCTTGACCTTGGCCCGCCCTTCGGACTGAAAGGCAACCGCCTCCAGGGCCTTCTGCGAGGCGCCCCGGACGACGGTCAGGACATGATCGAGCCGTAGGTGAACCCCAGCGTCGGGCATCTGTGCCTACGCGGGCCGGAAGGCGCAGTAGGTAACGGCGGTCGCGAGATCCAGGTCGATGTAGAGCATGTTGTCCGCCTGGGCGTACTGGCTGGGCGGCAGGGGTGGAACCAGGATGTCACCCGTGGTCGCCGGGATCGTGATGGTCCGTTCGGCGACCGCCAGGCCGTCGACCGTGCCCGGCGTCGAGATCGTCAGGATTTTCTGCGTGCCGGTGTTCTTGACGTGCAGCCAAGTCTTGCCGTCGGCGGGAAACTTGTTTCCCGTCGCAGCGGCCGCCGCGGCGACGAACGATTCGGCTGCTCCGCCGTGTGGGATCTCCTGAACGGTGAGAGCTGTTTGAGGCATTTGCTACGCTCCTTCCGCGGCATCGCTGCCGTCTGTGACCAGTCGGAGATCCAAGAGCAATCCGCTCGGCCCCTGGCGCGGCTCGCCCAGGATCTCGTAGGTGGGCGGGGAGGCCAGGATCTCCCCGAAGCGCTTGGTGACCTTGAACCGGTCCCGGCGATCCAGCGTCGTCCCGATCGGCAGCCGGAGCCGCGCATCGGTCAATGTGACCTCGGTGCCGTTCATGACTTCCTTGATCGCCTTGGCGTCGTAGCCGCAGGCGAGCTCCTCGTCCTCGGCCCATCCCTTGATGGGCATGCCATAGGCGTCGAGGGTGTTCCCCCGGTAGACCAGGCGGACAGCGGTGTCCATCATGGCCGCCTGCTGAGCCGACCGGAGCCGGGTGAGCTCGCCCGTCTGGAAGACGCGCAAGGCTTAGCCCTCGGGCGTCGGCTCGGGCGCTTCCTGGCCCTTGCCGCGCTTGCCCTTGCGGGGCTCGGCCGGTGCGGAGCCCTCGGGCGTCGGCTCGGGCGCTTGAGCCTCCTGCACCGTCTCTGTTTCCGGGGAAACGGCATCGTCGATCGTCTCGACGATCTTCCAGCCGCCACCCTCAAGGACCTGGCGGGACTTGACGTCGTCTTCATCGATCGGCCGGCTCTTGACGCGCGGTCGGTGCGGGTCCTGGTAGACGAACTTCTTCATCCCGTGAACTCCTCGTCTTGGCTGGGCTGCCTGCGCGGCACGGCCAGCATCTCGATGGTCCCCAGCGCACGCCGGGCCCGGTAGTAGCGAGCCTGCTTCATGGCCTGCTCGTAAGCCTGGCTGCGGTTGTAGCTCCCGCCGTCGGCCGAGAAGTCGAAGTCCTGCGAGAGAACGCTGGCCTTCTCTTCCCAGATGGCGGCCGCAGCGGCGTTGAGATCGTAGGTCGGGATCCAACCCACCTGCTCGATCTGAGTCGGCGGGGTGGTGGTGTAGTCGATCCAGAACGGATCCGTTCCCAGGACATCCAGAAGCGGGTACGTCTCGATGAAGCCTTGAACCAGCTCATCGGTGTACGTGTCCGCCGTCGGCTCCACCACCATCCGCCGGACCTGTGCGATCTGCGCCGCCGAGGCTGCCATCCAGATGCCTTACGCCGGCAAGCGGTAGTACTCGACGAACAGGTACGCCTCGAGCCCGACCAGGGACGCCGAGCCGGTGATGCACAGGAAACCGGTCGTGGTCCAGGGGATCGGGCCAGTGATCTCTGTCTTGGCGGTGACCTGGGGGGCATGGCCGTTGTAGACCTTGCCCGTGATCGCCCCGTTCATCGCCAGGGCGTTGATGATGTCGGTCGCGTCGGTCGCGGCCGCGGGCCCGATGCCAACGTCGATGTTGGCGGCGCCCGTCGAGGGCGTCTTGACGTGCAGCGTCGTCTTCGTCACCATCAGGATCTTGCCCTCGGGATTGGGCAGAGCACCCTGCCCGCCAGCGGCCACCGAAGCAGCGCCGACGATCTTGACGACGAGCGCGCCGCGTCCTTCCGTTTCGACTGAGATGGTCATGGTTCGCAAACTCCCTTCAGGCGCAGCGTGCGACGCCTAGACTAGGTAGTAGACCTTGACGGCCGAAGCGTTCAGGGCCGAGTTGAGATTGACGGTGTTCTTGGCCAGGGTCGTCGCGTGCACGACCACGGCCGGCGGCGTGGCTTCCTTGACCGCGGCCAGCGAAGCGAATAGCACCTGCGCCGTGTCGCTGAGCTTGTCCGGCAGGCCCAGGCTCTCGCTGGTGCCGATCTTGATCGCGTCCTCGGTGCCGGCGCCACCCCCGATGACCCATCCCGCGCCCGTGATCGAGACCAGCGTCTTGAAGGCGTGGAGGGTTTCAACGGAGCCAGCGGCTACCGGGGCGATCGTCTCGCTGATGGCGTTGCCGGCGATGTCCGTGCCCACGATGGCGAGCGTGCCCATCGTGTCATTGTCCGTGTCCGCCGTCACCGTGATCAGCAGCTTGCGGGCGATCGCCGCCTCGGGCATCGTGGTCTGCGCCAGCGTGTAGGCGCCGACCTTCATGTCCACGCTGACGACGAAGCGGTCGTCATCCGAGACGGCCGGGCTCCCCGGCGAGAAGCACACCGGGCTCAGCAGATCGCTCTTGATCGCCGGCCCGACATCGGTCTGCGCCTTGCGCAGCCAGTTGGTGTTGAAGGGAAAGAGACTACCCATGTTATGCCTCCACGCGACCGACAACGTAGGCCACGCTCGGCTTCGTTATGCCGTACTGCCTACCCAATTGGCTCATAGAGACATCGCCCTTGGCATAGGCGGCTCGCATGTCCGCACGTTGCTGATCGCTTAATTTGTGATTGCCGTTGTTCTCGCCTCGTGGCCTGCTCTCGGGGTGCGTGTGCATACCGTTCTGCAAGCCCTTGGCGGTCCGGCCTCGGATCACCGCGTCTTGTCGGTTCTGCTTCTGGTCGCCCACATAGAGATGGGCTGGGTTGACGCACCGCTTGTCGTCGCAGTGGTGGTTGACCTGCAGGCCCTTCGGGATAGGCCCGCACATCAGTTCATAGGCCATCCGATGCGCTTTCACTTGGCGAGCCATGAAGCGGAAAGCCCCATAGCCGTTCGTGAAGAGCGCGGCTTGCCAGTCCCAACACTCGGCAGGTCCACGGACATCGACCTTCGACCAGAAGCGCCTCATCGCTTCTCCCCTTAGGCTTGCAAAATTGCGAAGGGGTAACGCGTCCCGGCGACGGCGTTCATGCGGTTGATCGGGTTCGGCAGCTGCCAGCCCAGGCGCAGGACGGCCCGCAGGGCGACCATGTCTTGCTGCGCCAGGTTGTAGACGATGGCGCCGGTGTTGTCCTGGATCACGGCCTGGTCCAGCACCTTGTAGGTGATGTCCTGGCGGATCGAGTACACCAGCTGCGTCCAGTCGCCCGAGATCAGCAGGCTCGAGCCCGCCACAACCGAACCGTTGCGCGGGAAGAGGATCGGCGAACCGTCGAGCTCGTAGCGGTTCTTGTCCTGCATCGAGCGGGCGAAGATCGGCTGGCCATTCACATCCCGGACGCCGCGCAGCATGCCGCGCATCGACATGTGCCCGACGTGGCCGGTGG